CGATGTCGTACAGCCCAATTTCGCGAATCCACTTACCGCCTTCATCGGCCGGAATAATCTGCTCGGCGATCAGTACCGTCGGGTTAGCCGGGTCAGTCTTGAGCTGATTCAACGGCCGGCGGCGCCATTCGTTGATCAGTTTGGTTTGCGTTGCGCTGGGGATCGGGTCGGTGCCGTTGGCATCCCCGACGCCCATATCGGTGATCTTCCAGGGAATGCCGAGCGCGTCGGCGTTCGCCTGTTTGGCCATCCCCACGTTTGTGAGGATCGCGAAAAACTGCGAATTCGCATCAATCATAATAAACGTCCAGGGTGTCTATGGAGTGTTCGCGGCCGACCACACCGAAGCGGCCCGTGACCTCAATGTCACGCATCACTGGCGGGTACACGTCGAGTTCGTCGCCTTCGGAGAGGGAAACGGCAATGTTCAAGGCGCCTTGGGTTTCCAGGCTGATCGCCAACCCGGTCAGGTGCCGGGTGACGGGTTTGGCATCGTCGATCAGGCGCTCCAGCTCCTGATACATTTCTTCGGTGATCCCGGTGTCGAGCACGCCGACCTTCAGCGCGAAAGTACCCGGGATCCCCGAAGGCACGGCCTGCCACCACTCCAGCACCTCAATGAGATAACCCAGCGGCTCGACCACCCGACGCAACGCGCCGATCGTGCCCTTGTGCTTATGGATGTAGAACGAGGCCTTGATCGCGGCGCGCTTGGTCGCCTCAGACCACCGGTAATCCCAACGGTCAACCGACCATGCCCACGCCAGATGCGGCAGCAGATGCACCGGACAGGTGTCGGGGTTGTACAGCGTGCGCAGCGGGACAATGGTGCGCTCATAGAAAGCCGCCTCAATGGCCCGCTCCAGTGGCGTGCTATTGCTCGGCAGCAGGCTTCTCATGTCGCCCCCGCCATCGCCACGCTGTAACCCGTGCAATAAGCCGCCTGAGCCTTGGTCGGTGCCAGATCAGCCCATCCGGTCAGCTCGACCCGCGAAACGCCGGCAATGTGCAACTGGGCGTCCACGGCCGACCGCGACACCTCGACCCCCAGCCGTTTGCGCGGATTGATCCACGCCGCCAGTCGCTTGATGGCCTCGGCCAAACTGGCATCCCCTTCCGGGCCGGCGCTGCTCATGTGCAGAATCGCGTCAATGCGGTAGTCGAGGATTTCCGCACTTTGCACCTTGACCCGATCACCGACCGGGCGGGTGTCTTCGTCGTCCAATGCCGCCGCGACGATGGCCAGCAGCTCGGCGCTGGCCTCACCCTTACCCTCGGTACTCAGCACCGTTACCGTAACGTTGCACGGCGCCGGACTTTCGGCGGTGGCGTCGGCCACCAACCCCGAGGCGTTGCGCGTGTGCAGGATGTAGCTGTTACGCGGCCCGGCCGTGGTCAGCCCCTCATAGGCCAACTGGATGCGCTCGCGGTAGGGGTCGTGTTCTTCCATGACCTCAGGCACTGGCGGCACAGCCGTCAGATCCTCGGCCTGAATCACCAGGCGCGGCAGATTGACGTTGGCCCCAAGCTGATCGAGGTCACTCCCGGTCGCATACGCCAACAGTTGCGCCTTGGCCGCGTCGTTGACCCGGGCACGGTTGCCGAGCTTGATATAGGCCCCGACCTCCAGCAGCTTGACCACCGGATCGGACTCCAGGCTGGCCGTCCAGTTGTCGCCCATGTGCCCGCGAAAGGTGCTCAGGCAGTCGTCATAGGTCAGCTCATACTCCAGCGGTTCCAGCACGTCCGGCGCCGGCAGCGCTGATAGATCCAAGATACTCATGCGCTCACCTCGACCACAAAGCTGTCGCCCAGGTACTCGCCGGCAACAACCAAATTAATTTTCCCGCCCAGCACGGCCACCACGCGGACACTCTTCAGCCTCACGCGCGGCTCCCACATGCCGATCGCGCGCGCCGCCTCAGCCTGCACCGAGCTTTTCCAGCCGGCGTTTACCGGCAAATCCACGTAGGTGCGTAGCTTGCTACCGTAGTCCGGGCGCTCCCGACGACTACCCAGCGGCGTGCCGAGAATGTCCTGGATGGCCTGAAGCACATGCGCGATGCCGGAAATGGGTTGGCCGGTGTGGCGATCCATTCCGATCATCTACGTCACTCCAGGGCTTCAAGTTCGGGATGGGTTTTCAGGTAGCTGACAGCCTGCTCATCGGACGCCGAGACCTCGACAATGGCCTTGGCCACCGCCAGCGTGCGCTCCGTTCCGGGGATGCACAGGGTGCGCGAGGTAAAGAGCTTGTCGCGGTACTTCAGCAGCAGATCCGCCGCCGGCGCTTGATCGTCGACAGGTGTTGCAGCGGCCTTGGCCATGGGTTTCCTCCGGGCACAAAAAAGCCCGCACTTTGGCGGGCCGGATGAATGATTGATTAATGCGTGTGGTGGTTGTCGCTCTGGCCGGCGGCCATGATGTTCGCAGCGCCGTCGATGTTGCCTGTTACGCGTAACGGGCCTTTGATGTTCACAGCCCCCTCAAGGTCGATCGTTCCAGACTTCACCGTCACCGCGTTATTCGTAACGACGACCTCCGTACTACCTACCTTGATCGTCACCGTGCCGGTCGGCAGGGTGATGGTGTAACTCTTGGCCTGCCAGTCGTAGACCAGCGAACCACCATCATCAAAACGCCAGACCTCGACGTGGTCGCGATTGTCCGGCTGGGCGCCGGCGTTGCCGTACAGCCCCGGAATGAAGGTGCCCATGCCAGCCTGACCGCTGGGGTTGAACAGCACCCCCTGCTCACTCAGGCTCGGCGATCGCCAGTGCCGCGCCTTACCAGCCGCGAGGCTGTGCCAGCGCACCCAGGCACTTGTCCACTCGCCATTCGACACCCGCACAGCCCCCGCCGCCAGATCCACCCCCACTACCACGCACGGCATCAGCATGGCCGCGATCATGCGGTCATGCTCACCCAATTCGAAACTCATGGCGGCGTCTCCGGCGGGAAAAACTCGCCTTCCGAATCGCCACTGAGGCCAAACATCAGCGATCCCGGCGGCTCGTCCGGCCACGGCCACTCAAACTCTCCAACTTCGAAGTTTTGCGTCCACTGCACCGACCACATGACGAACTGTTCAAGGTCTTGCGTCGGCGCCTCGGGCTGGGCGTGGATGTTCTCCGGCGGGCCGGTTACAAAATCCAGATCCCACATCTGGTAACGCAGAATCGCGACCATCTGAGACGCCAGAATGGCCGCCTGTAGCGACGCCTTTTTGCGCGTCGCATCGACCAGAATGCACGACTGAAAACGGCCGATCAGGGCCGTTTTCCCTTCACCGCGATCGGTGCCCAGGGTCATGTCCGTCAGCCCGTACAGCAGTGCCGGCGTCTGCACTTCAGAACCCAGCTCGGGGAATTGCTCGACGTGCAGGAACCTCGGCATGGCCGCGCTGATCGTGCGGGTGATGGCCTCATGTAATGTCGTCAGTTCGCTCATTGCCCACACTCAACACCAGATCGACCATGCCCGTACCGTCAGGCTTCAAGCGGCTGACCTTGTAGCGGCCACCGCCCAAATGGGCCGGCAAGTCGATGGTAAGAAAGTCGCCCTTTTTGACGCCCTGCACGTCGACCGTCCGCACATTCAGATTCGGCTCAAGCACCGCATCGGCGTTGATGGTCGCCCCCAAGCGCGCAGATCCTGCCTTCCCGCCGCCAATCTCGGCGCCGACAAAAGGCGACGTGAAGTCGCCGTAGACCGGGCGGCCATCGTCAAAAATCGCCTTGTCGCCCAGACGCGCCACCAGCAACGCGTCAGTGCGATCAGCCAAGGCCCGAAACCGATCGAACGGCATTACTGAACAATCAACACGTCAGCCCAACCGCCGACCGAATCAGACTGCATCTTGCCGTAGGGGAACGAATCAGTAGTTCCGGCCGGCACCAGCGCGCCGGCCTTGACGCTGGCTTTCATGCCAGCTTTCAGCGCGGCATCTGCCGGGACATTCCAGACGCCACCAGTGCGGTAAACGATGAGCGTGCCCTTGGAGCCGGTGCCCATCGGCATTACCGCCAGATCGTTGATCACCTGCGGGACGCCAGCGACAGATCCGCCGGTGGGTGCCGGCAACGTAGTGGTTTCACCAGTGCTTACATAGTTCGTGGTCATAGCTAGTTTTCTCCTGTCCAGAAACAACAAACCCCGCACTGGGCGGGGTCATGGGGTGGTCGCAAATTACGCGCCGGCGGACTTGTTCAGGCCGCGCGCATCAAGCGCGGACACACCGGCGTCGATACGAACCTTGGTCGCGATACCGTCGCTGGTGAAACCTTCCATCTGGTCGATGTACGGCGTATCAACGCCATCCAGATAGGCGACTTCGATCGTGTCGCTACCTTGCTTCGCGGCCAGATACCAGGCCGACGACGAATTGTCGTCAAGACGCGGTTCGCCGATCACCTGGGCAAAGTTCTGGATTGGGTTCACTACGCCGGCGTTGACTTGCGCGGTCGGCACCGACGTCGAGCGGATCAACTGATTGGCCTGATCTTCCAGCGCGACCGGGCACAACAGGAATGCAGGGCGCACATTCAACGTGCGGGTTTTCTCGCCCTCTTTGGCCGGCTTGCCCTTCTGCAACGCCATGGCGGTTTTTGCCGCGCTCATGGCCGCGATCGACAGCGCCGACCCGGCACCGGTGAACAGGTTTTTGCGCGAGGCGTCGAACAGCGGTTTGCCGTCCTTCATCTTGCCGTTGTTGATCAGGGTGTCGTACACCAGATCGCCGATCGTGGCGCGAGCCGCGGCCCCCATCAGACGCGGAATTGCGCTCAGCGCGTCGAGGTCGTCGTTGATAATGGCCTGACGGTTGATGCTGAAAATCTCGCCGTAGGTGGCCAGACGGATCGTCTCGCCGGTATCGCCGAGAGTGATGTACTTGTATTCAGCACCTGGGCGAACTTCGCGCAGGGTCGACATCGAACCCAAGCCGACGCGGTTGGCCACCTTGAAGTCGCTCAAACGGCCTTGGCGCGTCCACAGGTGGTAGGTTTCTTCGGCGTCTTCCCAACCCGCCAACAGCGAGCGATGCGAAGCATCCAGCAGGATATTGCCGAAGTCGCTGGCATCATGGGTAAACGCCAGACCGACCATGTCCATTGGACGCAGGGTCGCCACACCAATGCCCCGATCGGCCAGGGACGCACGGGCCAGCTCGCGCAGGGTCATGTGGTTGTAAGCGTTGTCCGCTTGGTTGTCTTCGATGCCGAGGCGGCCCAACAACGACGCCTGCACCGAATCCCCCACCAGATTGCCGTTGCCGACATGCCCCGGGTGCCGCGCGCTGGTGGTCGGGGTGGTTGCTGCGCCGATCGCGGCCAGCAGCTTGGCGTTAGCGCCCTCCACGGTGCAGGCAATGTCATTCAGGCAGGTGTCACGCAGCGCTTGATGCGCCGCAAACGGGGCAAAAGCCGCGCTGATCGCGGTACGGCGAGACGCCTCGGCCGCCACGCCCTGCGCCATGATTTGCTCAGGTGTCAGTGCAGTCGGGGCCGGAGCGTTTGGCGCCGGTACGATCGGAGCCGGTGGAGTCGTCGAGCCGCGCGGATCGAACAGGTTTTTTAAAGATTCGGGCATTTTCTGGAAGTCCTGCATGCGTTGTGAATTGAGTTTGGCGAAGGTGTCCATCGACTCGACCAGCTCGTCAGCGAAACCCAGCTCGACCGCCTCGGCGCCGGTCATCCAGGTTTCAGCCGCGAGCAAGGCCTTGACCTCGTCGGCAGACTTGCCGGTCTTGCTGGTGTAGGCCGCCACCAGTGAGTCCTCGACCTTGTCGAGCAAGTCGGCATAGCGGCGCATTTCGTCGGCATCACCGCCCTGAATCCCCCACGGCTTATGCACCATGACCATGGCGTTGGCCGGGATTCGGATCTTGTCGGCCGCCATCAGCACCACACTGCCCATGGAAGCGGCCAGACCATCCACCGTCCCTTCCACATACGCCGGATGGTTTTTGAGCAGGTTGTACATGGCCATGCCTTCGAACACGTCCCCGCCGGGGGAATGAACGTGCAGATTGATCTGTGACACGTCACCGAGGGCTTTCAGATCGCGGGCAAACTGGTTGGCCGAGATACCCCAGGCGCCGATATCGCCGTACAGCATCAGGTCAACCACGCCACGCGCAGCAGCGCGGAGCTGATACCAGCTCTGCCCTGCGCCCGGCTCATCCTTCGACGGGGTCGCTCCCCGTGGCCGCATCAGCGGTTCTTTGCTTTGCATCGTCATTGGGCTGATTCTTCCCGTAGATTTGGTGGTAAAAGTCCGAGCTGAACACCAGCCCGTTCTCGCGGTTCGCGGCGATTTCCGACTTGCGCGACGCCTTGAGTTCTGAAGGGTTGCGCTGCCGCGATCGGGCCACCTCGGCCTCGTCTGCAAAGCCGGCCTCAACCAGAAGTTTCCACGCCGTGGCCTCATGCACCGGATTGATCCAGGGCATTACCGGGCCTTGATAGAACGCGCCGTAGATCGTTCGCGGATCGACGTCGACCGGCACGACCAGTTGGCCGCTCATAATCGCCAGTTGCAGCCATTGGCGATAAACCGGACGACACCAGTAGTCGATGAATTCATGTTGCAGCAGGTCATAGCCCAACTGGCCTTCGACCAGCTCCTGACGCTGCGCCGAGTAGGTGCCGTCATAGCTGCGCGCGACACTGGAATAGGTGCCGCGCGTACCCGCCGCGACCGCCTTGAGCTGGCCATTGCGGAACCCTTCAAGGAACGGGTTCGGGCGGTTGCTTTCGATCATCCCGACGTCTTCGCCGGGCAGCAGCGTGTCGATCACGATGCCCGGCGCGATCGGGAAGGTTCGCTCTGCGCGCACCTGACCTTCTGCCGGCGGAATGTAATCGTCAGGAAGCCCCTTCTTGATGTACATGGCCAACGCGGCACTGATCCGCGCCGCGACCCGCTCGCTTTCCTCGTAATCCTTGATGTCCGCCAAGCGGATCAACACCGCGTGCAGCAACGGCTGGCCACGGTTCTGACCAATGCGTTTACGGTGCGCGATGTGAATCATCTGCTCGGCCGGCACGCGCTTGGTGCTCTGTGCGAAAACCCCGCGCTGATCCCCCGGGTGGGACTTGAGCAGGTGGTAAGCGCGCTTGCGCCGCCACGCATTGCGCTCGATGCCCTGGACGATGCCCTTGGACAGATCGGTGTATTCAATGGGCAGGTAGTCCGGCTCCAGCAGCTCCAGCGCAAACGGCACACCGTGCAGATGGTCGTAGCCGGGCACCTTGCCCATCAGCATCTGCGCCAACGCCTCGCCGTCACGCAGCCAGGTGCGGCACATCAGTCGCTCCATCTGCGGCCGGCTCAACTCCCCGGACGCTTCAGGCGTGAGCGACCATTCCCCCCATAGCGCCTTGATCTGCGCGGCAAACGCCACGTTGATCGTGCCGTCATACCCCAGCGGAATCGGCTCCACCGCAATACCCGGGCCGCCCACCACCCGTTCTTCCAGACGATCAAACAGCCCCGTGACAATGTCGTGGTCTTCGTCCAGCTTGCGGCACTGCTCACGCAACGATTTCAGCGTTTTGTTCAGTGAGGCATCAGCGCTTTTGGGTTGCTTCTTGGCCCTGTGCGTGCGGGTCACCGTGGCGGCTTCAAACGCCATGATCACGTTACGCGCACGCAACCGCTCAGCGACAAAACCGGGGAACAGCGGCGCAAGGGCCTTATCCAGCAGGTTCATTCAAACGCCGCCAGGGAATACGCCGGGCGGCCTCCGCGCTGTGCCTGGGCCACGCGGCGCTCCCATTCCGCCCTGCCCTGTCTGATTTGCGGCAGATCCGCCATGACGACACGCCGGCCGTTGAACTGCACGTCCTTGCCAGCCAGCACGTCCGCCTCGGCTTGCAGGTACTTATCAAGCATTTCCTGAGGTGTTAACGCAGCCATGCGCTCGCTCCTGTATCAATCCAGCCGCCGGCGGCAGGCTGGTGGTCTGGTTGAGATTGGATCGGGGCCGGGGCTGGCTCAGGCTCCGGCGCGGGGGCCGGTGCTTGTGGCTCGTCAAGGTCGATCGATTCGTCTGGCTCGTCCTGCTCGTCTGGTTCGTCCAGCTCGCCCTCATCACTCGCTGCCGAGTTCTGCCGCGCCAGATACTCCAGATCGAGGCCGAATTTCTCCTGACTGATGCGCAGCGCCGCCAAGGCGTACACAAAGCAGTCGAGCGCCTCGTTGCGCTTCTTGCTGGCATCCCAGCGAAGCACGCGGCGCCCTCGGGCCATGATCCATTTCTTGGTTTCACTGGTGAGCTGCTTCAGCTCGTCGCCGTCGCAGATCTGGTCGTCGGCAGGAAAATGCACCAGCCCCGGAACCGGACGATGGCCGTCCGGCTGTAGCTTGAGGCGGTTGTAGATCACCTCTTTGGCGTTGTCGGTACCAATTTCCGTCAGATAGGTTTTCGATTTCTTTTCCTTGCGACGCGGGAAGCTCGCAATCGGCTTGCCGTAGGTGCTGGCCCCGAAAATCGGGATCACCCAATGCACGCCATGCTTGCGGCTTTCTGCCCGCACAGCGTCCGAGTGGTGGCCGCCGGAGTCCCAGCACCAACGCTCTACCCGCATTTTTGCGCCGTCTGCACGGGTGTACATGCGGTGCAGCTCGCGCCCGACTTTGCGCTTGAGAACCGCGCTGTCCGGGTCGCCGTACAGAATCTTGCGGTCGATCAACCACGCCTCTTCGCCAGCCCCCCAACCCCATACACGCAGCTCGTATCGGTCGTCTTGGGTGTCGATCGAGCCAGTCAGCGCGACAACGCGCGGCGGCACCTGGGCGGCGTAAACCTCACGCCGAGCGTGCAGCAGCTCCCAGTCGACTTTCTCGGTCTGGTCTTCTTCCCATGTCTCGCCCAACGTGGTGTTGGTAAACGTCTTGAGCTTGCCCCGATCCTTACCGGCCTTGACCCGCTCGTCGGCGATCTTTACCCACGTGGTGAAGGTCGAATACACCGTCCAGATATGGAACGTTAGACGGCGCGGCGTGCGCATCGGCGCGTTATCCGCCTCGAACCACTCCATGCTGTCGCGCGTCCAAATGCCGGTTTTCTCGCAGATGTAACGGCCCGAACGTGACGCCTCGATCATCTCGTGATGTTCGAACGTGCAGCCGTGACCGGACTCGCACAAATACCAAGCCTTGACGACTTCGCCGCGCTCATCCTTCAGCCACTTGATGCCATACGGCTCATCCGGCCCGCCCCACTTCAGCGTCTGTTCCGTGCGGCAATGCGGGCAGCGGATGTGAAACCGCATCAGGTAGGCCGATTCCTCGGCCGCCCGGGTGATCTGGCAGGTTCCAGCAAGCTTGGGCGTGGAACCGCGAATTGACTTGGGGTAGGTCGCCCCTTCCAGGCGCTTATCACCCAGGAAGGTCGGCGACCCCTCGCCGTCGATATCCTCATCAAAGTTCGACAGCTCGTCATAGCCGACTTCATCCGGGCTTTTCTCCCGGTAGTTACCGCCGGCTGTACCACCCAGCCACCACAGCACCTTGCGGTTTTCGAATACCTTGGATTCTTGGGTGTTGTCGCCGTGTTTCTTTCCGCACCAAGGCGCCAGAGCCTTGATCACCGGCACGTCGCGAATCATCGGATCGACGTGCTTTTTCATGATGTCTTTGGCGTCGTCGTCGGTCGGACTCCACATGCAGACGCTGCGTTTCTTGTGCTCGATCTTGTAGGCGATGTTCGCTACCAGCATCTTGGTGTAGCCAACCCGCGCCGACTTCAGCAGGTTCAGCTCTTCGATCAGGTCGTTGCCCATGGCGTTAAGCAAGGGCACCTGAAAAGCCTCGGTCGTCCACTTGCCCTCCCCGTAGGAGGACTCCGACGACATGTAGAAATATTCGTCTGCCCACTCGACCGCCGTCATGGGGGCATCTTTGTGAAGGCTTTTCAGCCCGCGCCGGACAGCGTCAACCAGTGGCCTCATCCAAGGAGGCGATGTACTCATCCAAAAGCTCCGGTATGCGGTCAGCCAACCCGACAGCAGCGTTACGCGTAACGGCAATCTCGTTCTCGACCGCATCAAGGTGACGCACGGCGATATCGGGGTGCTTGCGCTTTACGCTCTTGGGGATGGTGTTCAGGGTTGAGGCCAACTGCGCCGACAGGCTGGACAATGCAAAGATCATGAATCCGACCGGGACAAGCTCCTTGTCGCCGACCTTGTTTTTGCGTGCCTGGGCGTCGGCCTGCTCTCGGGTCAATCGCAGTCGCTCGCAATCGATCTTGTAACCAATGAGCGGATCGACTTCTTCAGAGCCAGGTTGTTGCTTTCCGGTTTGGTGTTGAAGGCGGTTATCGACCACTGACCGGACGTCATAAAAGGACTCGCGACCGATCTTGGCAATCGCCACGACCCCCCATTTATCGAAGGCCTGCGTGGTGATACCCAGGCTTTCAGCCATGCGGGATTTGTTTAGCCATTCAGGCTTACGGGTGATCGATGGATTAGCCATAACTACACAACAACCAACCTCTGAAAATGGGTCATACATAGCGATGAAGCGGGGCCCGAATTACCCCCTATGGGGGTGGGGTCTGGGAGTACCTTTGGGTTTACCCCCCGGGCACCCCTGTCAAGCGGAAATCGCACAAAAAGCGGTCCTTTTTTCTACATTTCGCAGCCTCGACGTCCAGTCACCGCGCCGTCGCCCGAGCATCGGCGAATGCCTGCGCAACCTCGGCCGAGTGATGGGCCTTTACGATGTTCTCGGCGATCTTGAAGAACGGGAAAATGGTGCGGTAACGAGGTGCCGAGGCGCTGAAGACAAAGACCGGACGGACTTCATCGCCCTTGGTTTTGCGCTCCCACACCGCACGCGTGCCGTCGACCTCACTGGAGAAGAACCGATGGGCATTGCCCTTGCGCTTACTTCGGGCGCTTCCACTGGCATTGGCCTGATAGCCCGATCGTGTCTCGGCCGCGCCCAAGCCCGACAGGATCTTGGTCATGGTGCCGCGTGACACGTTGCCGTACTGATTCATGAATGGTGCAGTGGGCACCGCGTACTCGCTGGCCTGCATGATGCCGCGAGCGATCAATGCCTTTTCAAAACGCTTATGGGGGCGGAGGCCTCCACTGACGGCCTGTTGCAGGTAGGCGTCCGCCGGAACACCTGAAGCCCAAGAGTCCTTGAAGTACACCTCTGCAGGCTTGCCCTTGCGGGCCATCTTCACAAACAGGCTATTCATCGTGGTCGGGGTCGGCCGATCAAGCCGGGCTTTCATCACCGGCAGCATGCCTTTCTTGACGCGCTGAGCCAGTCGGGTCGCTGCAAGCATCTGCACATACGGCAACTGTCGCTGCTCGATATCATCCAGTTCCCAAAGAAGCGGAGCTGAATCCAATCCAAAG